TTACTTGTCAAAAATGGCTATTGCATCGTGTTTTTTCTGAGTGTATAAATGGCTGTAAGTGCCCATCGTTTCAGTGATTTGAGCATGTCTCATAAGTGACTGTAAAACGAAAATATCTACACCATTATTTGCAAGATAAGATGCATAAGAATGTCTTAACGCGTGAATGTTATAATGGGGGAAAGCTTTTTGAAATTTCTTTTGAACATGACTGTAATGTTTGGGAGCCATTCCTCCGAAAATAAAATAACTACGTTCATCAAAATATTTGTTTAACTCTTTTTCACGTTGATGTCGTTCAGTTAACATTGTATTGATGAATTTAGGTAAAGGAACAATATCCTCTGAACTATCTGTTTTTGGTCTCGAATATATAGTTCTATTAGAGATGTCCATTGTTTTATTTATGGATATCTCTTTTTTGTATTTATTGTAGTCTGTCCAAACAAGAGCCATAGCTTCGCCAATCCTTAAACCTGTATAAAACATTAATGTAAATAACTCTCTGTAATCTTGCTCTTCAATGTCTTTGATTCTTTCTTCAAATTCTTCACGCATCATAAACTTAGGTTTTGGCTTTACACGCGGAATAGGTTTAATTGATATTGTTGGATCTGTACGTAATCCAAAGTATTTTTTGGCATAATTAATTACAACTTTAAAACCTGACCAAATTGTACGAGCAGAATTTGTTGATGCTACATTCTCTATTAGATATTTACGAAACTCTTGGCATTGATTTTGTGTTATCTTATTCATTTTTATGTGCCCGAACTTAGCTTTAAAGTGTTTATGATATTCATTTTGTTTGCGTCGTTTTGTTTTAGGTCTCAAATCGCTATTTTCTAAATAGTGATTAAAAACATAATCAAATGTTTTAGAATCGCTATATCCTTCGTTTACGTCATTCAAAAAAATAGCCTCTGCTCTCTTAGCTTCACGCTTAGTTGAAAAACCGCGTTGCATCTTACGTTTGTTATTACCGTATACATCTTTATATCTAATGGAAAAATACCATTTACCTGTATTATCATCCTTATATACTGGCATTTTGCTTTTCCCTCCTCAAAATTGGCAAAAAATAATAAGGGTAGGCGGGCTACCCGTGATTTTAGTACTAGGTACTAAATGTGATATAATAAAATAAAAAGTAGGTGATGAAATGTGTGTAAAATTTACTGACGCAGAAATAGCTTATATAAAAGAATCAGTTGAAAATTATAGTAGTGAATTTGATATTTATGACGATGAACAAGAACTTAAATTAAAAATTTATGAACAAATTATGTTAAAAATCAAATCTGAATACAAGGATACCTATTTATTCCGTCTTATTAATTGATTTGGTATATTCTCTTAATATTTTTTCGTTTTCATCAACAATGTCTTTTAGTGTGTTTAAAAGAAAGTCACAATCACCTTTGGCTACTGCACCAGCTTGTGAATGGTTGATTATGTTTCTCATACTATACGCAATTTCTACCCGTTTTTTGGTTCTATAATTTACTTTACCTTCTTTAGTTAATTCTCCTAATAATTTTGTGTACATAGTTGAATCGGTGTCTTTATGTTTGATTTTATTAACTTTTTTTAATTTGATTAAAAACGTTTCTATAGCAACAGCAAAGGTTGCTGCAGCTGGCAAATACAATTCCCTTTTATAAGCTTGTAATCCTTGTTCTATTTGATAAGAAAAAGTTATATCATCAACAATCTCTTTCATACTATTTAAATCTAAGTGGTTGAACGGTTGTATTTCATCATGTGCTTTGTTTATCAATCTTTCTTTCGACTTCGATATCAATGTATTGTAATGATCGTTAGCTAATCTTTTGCCATAATTAAAAAATAAATCTAAATTGTTTTGTAATATTACGGTCCCGATATATTTTCCGTAGTAAATAGATGTGTAATAAATGTAATTATTAAAATCTAATAATCCGGATTGTTCTTCTACATACTTTTTAGAATCATATATGTATGAAGTAAAGTGTTTAGACAAATATTTGATATCAATATTACGAAAATTATATATTTCTTTTAATTTACTGTCATTTGAGATAACGACGATGCAAGGTTCTTCAAAAAAAGATTGATTTAGATAAAATATCGAAATCTTGTAATCGTCTTTTCTCATGAATGGGAAAGCTTCTGGATTGCTACTAAACTGATAATTGTATCTGTTTTCAACTACATATTTGTAGCCTTCTAAAAATTTACGCAAGTATTCTTTTAAAGTTTTATTCTCTTCCATCCCTCATCCTCCTCACGCCATATAGGGGCTATTAATTAATACGTTTTTACACTTGCTACAACTCTACCTACAATTTTAACTTCATCGTCTTTACCATATACTTGTGGATAGTGATTAGGATTGTTCGATTCAGGTATTAATATGATTTGGTCTCCATTGTATCTTATGCGCTTCACAGTACCGTTATACCCATTTATCATGACTACACCTAACTGACCATTTTCGACGATAGAATCTTTTTCCACTACAACCACATCACCTTCATCAAAAAGTTTGTTCATACTATCACCAGACACTTGTAAACCAAACTCTTCTTTATTAGGATTCAAATTTTTAGTAGAGAAGTATATGTAATCAACTAAATTTTCTTCTGTGTATATAGGCATTCCTGCAGATATCTTTGATACAACCGGTATTTTTTTAACTGGAAGGGTTTCGAGTTGAGATTGTTCGTCATCGATTCCCATAATAAAAGACGGTGATACTCTTAAAGCTTTAGCTAATTTTACAATTTTATCCCTTTTCATATTTTCGATATCACCTGTTTCCCATTTTCTTACAGTGGATTTACCTACGCCAACTAAATCACCAACTTGTTCTAGGGTTAAATTCAATTCCTTACGTCTGCTTCTTATGTCGGGTTTCATGTTAAACTTCCTCCTAAATGATATGTATCAAATATAGCACTAAAGTTTCTTAAAAGCAACACTTATATAGGAAGTGAAAATAAAAATGTATTTTTAGACACTTTTGTATTGACTGAGCGAACTTAGTCATGTATTATAAAAGTATCCTAAAGGACACGGAGGTGTTATAAATGAACAAAGCGAAACTTTATTCTGCTTTGGCGATGAAAGAAATGCACGTAAATGATTTTTTAAAAAAATTGAATAATCATGGTGTGAAAATTTCTAAAAGTGCCTATTATAGTAGGATAAGAGGAGAACAAGAATTTGACATCAAGGAAATTAAAACAATAGTTAAAGTTCTTGACTTAACTAGAGAACAAATGAACGACATTTTTTTTGAAGAATTAGTGTCTTAAAAGACACTCAAAAAGACCTTTTCTTCAAAAAACAAACGATTTAATAGGAGGAAACTGAAATGCAAGAATTAAAAAAGATTCATGGAATAGCAGTAAAAATCATCGAACTAGCAGAAAAAGAAAAATGGAGCGAAGAGGAATTACTAACGACAATAGACCTCTTACATCTCCAAAATAAAAATACATTGTCTTTAACTGTTGATGGTAAAAAAATTATTTAGGATTTTTTGTATTCATATCAACATCAAAAGTTAAAGGGTTTTCATCAACCAAAATTAATAGGTGACTTGAACGTATATCAATATTATTGCCGTCAACGTGGATTGTTACGACCAAACCATTTTCGTAAGCTAATCGAACACCTTTGCTACCATCTACAAATTCACATGGTGTTTCTTCAAACTTACCGGCATTTCTAACATTGATACTAAAGTTATAGTTAGTTTTCAATCTTATCACCACCCACCATCGCAGTAGCGATAAATAAATTATACACGAAAGGAGCATAAACATTATGCAAGCATTACAAACAAAATCGAACATCGGCGAAATGTTCAACATACAAGAAAAAGAAAATGGAGAAATCGCAATCAGCGGTCGAGAACTTCATCAAGCATTAGAAGTTAAGACAAGATATAACGATTGGTTTGAAAGAATGATTAATTATGGCTTTGAAGAAAAAATTGATTATACAGCTCTTACTCAAAAAAGAGTAACAGCTCAAGGTAACGCTATTAATTATTTAGACCACGCACTAACACTAGACACTGCAAAAGAGATTGCAATGATTCAACGTAGTGAACCTGGCAAACGTGCAAGACAATACTTCATCCAAGTTGAAAAAGCATGGAATAGCCCAGAAATGATTATGCAACGTGCTTTAAAAATTGCTAACAACACAATCAATCAATTAGAAACAAAGATTGAACGTGATAAACCAAAAATTGTATTTGCAGATGCAGTAGCTACTACTAAGACATCAATTTTAGTTGGAGAGTTAGCAAAGATCATTAAACAAAACGGTATAAACATCGGGCAACGCAGATTGTTTGAGTGGTTACGTCAAAACGGATTCCTTATTAAACGCAAGGGTGTGGATTATAACATGCCTACACAGTATTCAATGGAACGTGAGTTATTCGAAATTAAAGAAACATCAATCACACATTCGGACGGTCACACATCAATTAGTAAGACGCCAAAAGTAACAGGCAAAGGGCAACAATACTTTGTTAATAAGTTTTTAGGAGAAAAACAAACAACTTAATAGGAGGAACTACAAATGGAATTTGAGTATGTAGATTTAATCGATGATACAAGAATAAAAAACTGTACTCTTCGTGAAATGGAAGGTAATGAAATGGAGTTACCCGGCACTTATGTAGTTGCGACCTACACAAATGCACAAGGTAACAAAAACCAACTGATTATAAACCCTGATTATATCTTGAAAATGAAATACAAGAGTTTAAGAGCGGTTGATTAAGATTGAGCAAGCACACTACCAGCCAAACTTTTAGCTTTCTTACCACTTCGTTTATCTCGAAGTACTTTGCTAGCAAGTTTAGCAGTTCTACTAGTAGATTGCTTACCGTTTTTCTTACCTCTTTTAGCCATAAGCATCACTCCCTTAGGTTGATAACAACATTATACACAACACAAAAATAAAAAGGAGGAATAGATATGATAAAAAATAGTTTGCAAGCTAAAGAACTTGCGGTAATTTTATCTGTTTCTAAATCCAAAGCAGGACAAATAATAAGAGAACTGAATAAAGAGCTTGAAGACGAAGGGTACATTGCGATACGAGGCAGAATACCCGTCCAATTAGCTAGGAAAAAATTCCCTTATCACGACTTATCAGACCAGAGAATAATGGAGGAGTTGAAAAAAGAAAATGAGTAAAACTTATAAAAGCTACCTATTAGCAGTATTGTGCTTCACAGTCTTAGCGATTGTACTCATGCCGTTTCTATACTTCACTACAGCATGGTCAATTGCGGGATTCGCAAGTATCGCAACATTCATATTCTATAAGGAATACTTTTATGAAGAATAAAAAACTGCTACTTGCGACAACAAGTAACAGTGACAAACGATTAACAAAATTAATTCGTGTTCAATATAAAACGAAAAACGGAGGAAGTCAAGGTGTATTACGAAATAGGCGATATTATACGCAAAAATATTCATGTTAACGGATTCGATTTTAAG